CGCCGCGGGCGGCGCGGTGAGTATCGATGCCATGAAGTGTTCTCCTGAAAATGAGAAGGGCGGCGCATGCCGCCGCCCGCCTGCGCCGCCCGCCTCAGCTCACGCCGAACTTCATCAGCTTGATCGCCTCGAAGTTCTGCACGCCCCCGCCCACCCGCTTGGTGGTGTAGAACAGCACATAGGGCTTGGCCGAATAGGGGTCGCGCAGCACCCTCACGCCGATGCGGTCGACGATGAGATAGCCCGCCTGGAAATCGCCGAAGGCCAGCGCGAAGCTGTCAGCCGCGATGTCCGGCATGGCTTCCGCTTCCACCACCGGAAAGCCCATCAGCGTGGCGCGCCCGTCGGGGCGGATCGCCGGCTCCCACAGATACTCCCACAGATAGTTGCCGGTGGTGTCCTTGAACTTGCGCAGCGCGCTCTGGGTCTTGCGGTTCATCATCCAGCTGGCGTTCTGCCGGTGCCCGGCCTTGATGGCATAGGCAAGGTCCACCAGCCGGTCGGAAGGGTTCGCGGCGGCGAAATTGCCCGCCACGCCGGTGGCCAGATAGCCGATGTTGCCCCAGCTCCACGATGCATCCGCCACCTTGGGATAATCGAGGAAGCCCCTGGGGCGGTTCACGCCATTGCCGGTCACGAAGGCCGTGCCCTCCTGCTCGGCGAAGGCCTGCTGCACTTCTTCCGCGATCCACTGGTCGATGTTCACCGCGGCATCGTCCAGCAGCGTCTGCGTGGCCGAAGGCATGGCGTAGAGTTCCATGGTGGGAAACTGGAGTTCGGCGAGGCTCGCGGAGGCCGTCTCGGGCCGCTGCGCCGTCTCGCCCACCCAGCCGGTGGCGAAGCCCGAGGTGTTGTAGGGCTTCTTGTAGACCGAGGCCGACACCTGCCTCACCCCCGCCACCGCGCGGATGGGCGAGGCATTGGCCAGCCGCCGCCCGATCTCGGTTTCCACCTCCGGCGGCACCAGGAAGCCGCCATCGGGGTTGGACTGCACCGAGAGCGCTTTCGCCTCGAGGCCGGAAAGCCCCTGCGCCTCGCCCTTCCTCACATAGGTCTCGAAGGCCTGCCGGTGCTCGCGCGCCGCCGGGGCCCGTTCCTCGGCGCCCGAAAGCTGCGGGCGGCGGGCCTTCAGCGTCATCTCGTCGAGGCGCGCCTTGGCCTCGTCCACCGCGCGGTTGATGCGCTCCACCTTCTCGGCGGTCACCGTATCGGCGCTCATCCGCGCCTCGATCTGCGCCAGGCGCTCGTCATTGGCCTCGCGGAAGGCCTCGAAGGCCTGCATCATGTCGCCGAAGGCGACCTTGGTTTCCAGTCCGTCCATCACTCACCTTTTCCTGTTGTGGATTGCCTTCACGCCCGTGACCCGCGCCCCCGGCAGCATGGGGAAGGTCACCAGCGAAATTTCCCAGAGGTCGATCTCGGTCAGCAGCCGCGAGGCCGAAGCCCGGTCGCGCCGCGCCCGCACCGTCCGGAAGCCGATCGACAGCCCGTCGAGGCCCCGGCTCTCGAGCAGCGAGAACAACTCGCGCCCGCGCTGCACATTGCGGTCGAGGCGGCCCGTCACATGCAGGCCCCGCGGCGTCTCGTGCATGTCGATCCAGGCGCCCACGGGCTCGCCCGCGTCATGCTGGAACAGCATGCGCACATCGGCGGCGCCGCGCCGCTTCAGCGAGGCCGCGAACGCCCCCGGCATCACGATGTCGCCCGATTGGTCGCGCTCGCCGAACAGGCTGGCATAGCCCACGAACACCCCGGAACCGGAACAGGCGCAAAGCGGCCGCCCCATCCGGCTCATCTCCCGGCGGGTTTGCATGATGTGATCTCCAGAATTGCAGCTTCGGCGTTGCCCCGGCCTCCGCCGGGGTCACGTCATCGGCGGTCAGCGCGCGCCATACCCAACGGCCTGGCGCTTTTCGTCATCGGTGAGGAAATCCGCCTTGCCCACGCGCGCCCACAGCGCCTCCCGGTCGGCGGCGAGCGCCTCCACCTGGTCGAGGTCATGCGCCAGCCGCTGATTGGCCTCGCACAGAAAGCCGGTGAGGGCTTCCGCCATGCGGCTCGCCATGGGCAGAACCGTCTGCCGCCAGAAGCCGCGGTTGGCCTCCATGTAATTGGCGAAGGTGTTGTCGCCGGGAATGCCCAGCAGCATCGGCGGCACGCCGAAGCTGAGCGCGATCTCGCGCGCCGCGCCATCCTTGGCCGCGCTGAATTCCATGTCCCTGGGGCTGTAGCCCATTTCCTTCCAGTCGAGCCCGCCTTCCAGCACCATGGGCCTCCCGGCGTTGGAGGAGCCCTGATAGCTCTGCTCCAGCTCGGTCTTCAGCCGGGCGAACTGTTCGGCCGTCAGGTGCCCGTCGCCCGCCGCGTAGACGAGCGCGCCGGAGGGCCGCGCCGAATTGTCCAGCATCGCCTTGTTCCAGGCCGAGGCCGCGTTGTGGGTGTCGATGGCGCGCTGCGCCGCTTCCAGCGGCGAGAGGCCGTAATGATCGTTCAGCGGGTTGAACAGGCGGAGATGCAGCACGTTGGCGCCCGGCAACCGCACGGATTGTCCGTTGACGGAATAATCATAGGCCTCGGCCCAGCCATTGGCGGAAGCCACCGCCTTCACCCGGTCGGGGCGCAGCGCGTGCAATTCGCGCACGCGGCCTTCGATCTCCACCTTCTCGACATAGGCATTGCCCGCCACCAGCAGGAAGCCGATCAGCTGCTCGGCGAATTCCCGCCCCGGCTGTCCGGCATTGGGCTTTCGCAGCAAGTCGAGCAGCGGATGCGCGCTCACCTCCCTCCCGCCCTCATAGAGCAGCCAGGGCAGCGAAGCCGCCGCCTCCGCGATCATCCGCGCACAGCGATAGCCGATGGCGTTGGAGGCGAAGCCCTCCCGCGCCAGCGCCGCGTAATTGCGCGGCGTCCACTGCGGCCGCCCCGCCTGATGCAGCGCCACCAGCGCCGCCGTGGCCGAGCGCTTGGTTTCGCCCGCGAAGAAGCGTCTGACGTGTCGAAACATGCAAACCTCATTCCGGCAAGAGTTCCCCTCCCCCTTGTGGGGAGGGCAGACACTGCGTTTCACACCACCCGCACCCTGGGCTCCGCCTGACGCCGCAGCATCAGGTCGCTCACCGCCCACACCAGCGCGTCCATGCGGTCGGGGCTCTTCATCCCTTCGCCAACCGCGCTGCACATCTCGTCTTCGAGTTCCGGGAAGGCACCCACATGCCGCACCCGGCCCTGCTCGTAGAGGGCCGCCACCGGCTCGGCCCGGGCGTGCTTGCCGCGCGTGGCGTGCACGGCGCGGAAGGACAGTGTCCCGTCCACCTCGCGCAGCACCGCTTCCACCATGGCGCCGCCCTGGTTCACCTCCGCCACCACCCGGCTCGCTTGCCGGGCGTGGTAGAGCGCCACCGCGCGCTCGGCCCACTGGATGGGCTTGGCCCGCTCCAGCGAGTGATCGTCCAGAACGTAGGCAATCCCGTCGACCCCCAGCCCGGCGCAGACGATGCCGCATGCATTGGCCTTCTTTCCGTGGCTCGCCGGCGGGTCCACCGCCACCACCACGCGCTTGAGTTCCGGCGGCGCCTTCACCCGCGAGGCCTCGATGAGCGCGCGGCGGAACAGCGCGTCCGGATCGTCCTCGATCAGCTCGCCGTCCAGTTCCTGCCGCCCCAGCCGGGTTCCGCCGTAACGCTCCGTCACATCGGCGAGGAAGCTCTTCGCCAGGTTCGTCGCGTTGTCGAAGGTCGCCGTGTGCGTCACCGCCGTGGCGGGGTCGCCCAGCAGGCGCTTCAGCAGCGGCACGGGGCGCGGCGTCGTGGTGATCACCGCGCGCGGGCTCTCGCCCAGCCGCAGCGCGAAGGCCAGCATGTCCCAGGCCTGTTCGCCCAGCCGCCACTTGGCCAGCTCGTCGCACCAGGCCGCGTCGAATTGCGGCCCGCGCAGGCTCTCGGGCTCGTCCGCCGAGAACACCTGCGCCACCGCGCCATTGGGCCAGGTGATCAGCCGCTTCGACGGCTCGTAGAGAGGCCGCTCCGCCTCCATGTGGATGGAGAGCAGCCCGGACTTCCCCTCGATCATCACGCTGCGCGCCTGATCAAGCGTCGGTCCGACGATGGCGATCCGTGCCCTGTGCCCGCCATCCGTCCAATCCCCCAGC